GTTAGATGCACTTCGTTGGGCTATTGATGATATATGGGCTCCTGACGTAGAACAGAATAAAGATGGAGACTGGATGGCTCCACCTCCAATAGTTGAAGTTGACTGGGAGACTGGTCAAATGTTTAGCGCAGCAGATTTTGTTGAAGCATAGTGGGAAACTTTGACATTGACCTAGACTTTGGTCAAATATACGAAGAAAAAATACGCAACCTTTTTGAAGGTGAAGGCAGTATTGAGGTAAAAACTGAAAGAGATATATGGGCTGATACTGGTAATGCGGCGATAGAAATAAAGTCTAGAGGTAAGCCGTCAGGTATTTCAACAACAGAAGCAAAGTGGTGGATTCATGTATTTACTATAGAAAATGATGTAAAGTTCATGCTGATGTTTAGAGTTGATAAACTAAGAAAAGCAGTTAAGTATATGTATTTAAACGACTTAGCGCACAAAGTAAATGGCGGAGATGATAATACCTCTGAGTTATTATTAGTACCAATATCAACTTTAATTTTATTAAATAAAAAATTTTGAATATTGGGTTCTAGTTTTGTAAGATTATAACATAACATATGTTAGACTTACGTAAGCTAGAAACAAAAGAAATTTCGGCGGAAGAGGTAAGGTCGGACTATTTATTGTTCGAAAGCTCTTCTAGCGAATATCGTTATCAAATGGCGGAAGACCATGAGTTTTATTTAGGTTCTCAACTTACAAGGTCTCAAAAGAATTACTTGCTCAGTGTGGGTCAGCCCCCCGAAGCTAACAACAAAATACGTCCCGCCGTCGAGCAGGTTTTAGCGAATATTGCCGCATCTGCTCCTGAATGGGATGTTCACGCTGTGGGCAAAACAGACAATGATGCGGCGTTCGTCTTTGACCAACTACTTGATAAAATATGGTACGAATCTGATGCGGATGTACATTTTAGGCAGGCTTGTAAAGATTTTATTGTTAAGGGTATAGCTTATATGTACATATATCCTGACTACCAAGGAGATGGTGGACTTGGAACAATCAAAGTAAAAAGAATGCCACCTGAGTCTATATTTGTTGACCCAAACAGTTCTTTACCAGATTTTTCAGATGCTAGCGCAATTATATACTCTGATTTGCATACAAAAGAACATTTAAAAATTTTATTTCCACAATATGCAAAACAAATAGACGATGCCAAAGAAGACCACTACAGAAACGAACAAAGTTCTGGTAAATACTCAAGAGATTTTATTGAAACAAAAGGCAATGGCGTATTAGACCATCAAAGTAGAGTAAGGAAATATTGTTATTTTGTAAAAGTAAATGTACCTCATGCTCTTATTCTAGATACAAATACTGGTAGAACTCAAACTTATACTAGGGATGAGTATAAAGAACTTGTAAAAGATGACCAGTACGAAGAATTTATTAAGCAAGGAATTATTACAGAGCAACTTGTTTACAAAACAAGAGTCAGGGAAGTATTTGTTGTCGGAGATACTGTTTTATACGATGAAATACTACCTATCTCTGAATACCCTATAGCTGTTGCCTGTAACGAACACGCTGGAACACCATATCCAAGTGGAGATGTTCGCCATGCAAAGACTCCTCAGAGAATGTTAAATAGAACTGAGGCTTTAATTATATCTCATACTAATGCTACTACTAATTTTAAGCTACTGTATGAAGATGGTGCTATAGATGCTAGCGAAATACAAAAGTGGCATATACCAAATGCTATAATAAGAGCTAACCCCGGAGCATTGGCATCTGGTAAAATAAAAGAATTTGCTCCACCAGCAGTATCATCAAGTTTATACGCAGAAAAAGGCAGATACGAGGTTGATATAGAAACAGTTTTTGGCGCTTATAAGTTTCTTCAAGGAAACGCTCAAGGCGCACCCGGTACTGTTGGTGAGGCGCAAATAATGGATGAATCATCATCAAGAAAACAAAATTGGAAAATATTGCCTATATATGATATGCTTACAAGAACTGCAAAGGTTGTTACTCAATGGATGCCTAATGTTTATGACCAACAGAGAACATTAAGAATTGTAAGCCCCACAGGCGATGAGAATGAAGTAAGATTAAATATTCCTGTTATTGATGACAAAACAGGTGCAGTTAAGAAATTATATGATATGGAAACGGCTAGATTTGATGTTAGAGTTGTAGTCGGTTCTACTAGAAGTAAGTCGCCAATGGCTGAACTTCAAAAAGATTTAACTCTTCTGAGTGCTGGTATTTATGATAAAACTCAAGTTATTATGAATATGAAAGGCGATATTGATAAAGCATCGCTTATGCAAAGAATGGGA